TTTCTCTTCATCTGTATCGTCCATATAAAGTGCCTTTTGTTTTCGTGTATGACTTAAGTTACTATCATACGCATCATCAATGTGCGCCTTCGCTATAGCTTTATGTGGTGAAAAATAATCTTTAACTCCTCCGTTCTCTTTATCATGTACATATAAAGCAATGAGAGCATAATGTAAAACTTTCAAAAGATCTTTTCGATTCTTACCTTCTTTCTTTCCATATCGTTGTGCATACTTTAAAATATTACCTATACAGAATCCTTCACCATGACCACCATCTATAATAAACTCTGTGGCTTGAAATTGATTCTGTGAATAATGTTCATTATAAGTTTTATCCACATATTCTTGTAGTTGTCTTAATAGTTCACCTTCATTATATTTGTACATTATAAAAACTCCTCTAAGCTAGCTTTCTTTTTTAAGTCTAATTTAATTACTTCAATATCTTTATCGTATGCTCGATTCTTTAAAAAATCTCCCATATCTTTCCATTCACGTTTACTATTAATCTCATTGACGTTTACTTTATCTAAGTTTCGATTAATATGCTGGTCTGAACCAACATTGATGAATATTGCATCTTTCTTTCCTTGTTCTATAAAACCTTTCCATGCTTTTGCATCATAAGCAGATGTTGTTGGAAATGGCATTGTCTCTGCAATAGGATCTGCTTTTAAAAATGGTACAGTCGCTGAAATAACTTTTGCTTCACCGATTTCTCCTGGATGTATGTTACGTGCAACTGCAATTCCATGCGCTTCAGCATTTGGCCATCCGATCTGTAAAGCTCTAATCATTGTACCTGTAGATACTGCACACCATATTTGTGATGGTTGTTTTCCAAGTGAGTTTTCAATATGTACGGCCATATTAATAAGACCTGCAGTAACTGTCTTTTCACCAGTCAATCCAAATGGTAAGTACTTAGCATTGTTTCTTTCTGCCCATTCTTTCGCATAAGCATTTAACACTGGCATGGCTGCTATCTTTATAAATCTTACATCAACGTGGTCATAAGCAAACAATGAACCCTGATGATCTGAAACTGTTGTGCTAGCAGGACAAAAGAAGACCACTTTTTTGTCATACATTTCCGCTAACATTGCTATGGCGTCAGGGGCATGACCTTGGCGTGGCGCACAATATACAAGCGTATCTTCTTTTGTTTCTGCTATAACTCTTTCTGCACCAAACGCTTTTAATCCACCTGGTGCTAAATCTGCTCTTAACACATATTTGTCTCCAGCAAGGTGTTGTACTGCTGGAGGAGGACATTTGGTGTTAAATGTACCCCACATATCAAGGTATAATTGACGAGCTTCAGCTCTTGTCATATTTCCTGGTATGTCTTTGTTTCTTGTATCTGTGGTTACATTAAACATGTTGTTCCCCAATCGTTTCTACGATAATATGGTGGTGCTATGTGCACACTCGAACCATTTTCCATATATGTCTTAGCATATTTTTCTGGATCCATTGAATACCAATCTTCAGGTGGCATTACAACTCTGCCGTTTGATTTCTTATTTAGTAAATCAATAAATCTCATTGTTAAATCATATCGCTCTTTTCTTGTTCCAAAAAATGGTGTTCCTTTATAATAACCAGTTTTTGGCAATCTTCTTTCTTCGTATTCAACTGGAACAGGAGCTGCATATTTTACATCACCAAATTTATCGCCTTGTTTTACATATTCTGTAATCAGCTCTTCTAACTTATCATCATGCCTTAATAAGTGGTGTCTTATATCTATAGAACCATAACAGAATGTGATTTCTCCTTTTGGTGTCATACCTCTGAAATCCTCTTCTAATCCTCTTCTCAATTGGCCAAATAATGTTTTACCATTTGTTCTAAGTACTACATCATCTTTTCGAGAGAATGCAGATGTATGTGAATCACCTACAGATACGCCTGACAAATGAGTTAACTCTTGTTGTTTTAGTGATGGAACCTTCTTCAATCTTGCAGATAGTTTATCACACCACTCTTCAGTTATTCCTTCATAGGTGGTAGGTGCTTTTACTCTTGACTTTAATTGTGCACCAAGATCAGGCATATCAAAATCAAGTGAAATAACATTAGCATGAGAGAATACACGATTGATGTTATCATATATTTGTTTATTTGCACCACCAAATAAGTTAAGAGCTCCGCTGAAGTTTACACCATGGTCAATAAAGATTTCATCATATTGTAAAACTTTATCAGAGCATTTATTATCGATATCTGCTTTTAATTGATCTGACCAAATAAGAGACCAACCTAAAACATGAGATGTTTTGAGTTTAGGTATGTTATACGTTGGATTTGTAATTACTCTCATTTCTTTAAACTAAATTTATTTGGAAATATCCATGTGTAAGGTATTCTTTTTGTTGGACTTTTTACACCATGAGTGATTGCAATGTGTTTGTAAAAGAAACATGTTTTATCTTCTACATTTAAATATTTTTGTGATGTCATTGGATTCTTTGGATGATTTACAAGTGTGTTCATCTGTTCTAACCACAATTCTGCGTTTGCATTCTTTGGAACGAATTTACCATTTTCATCAATATCATATCTAACTTTACCATTTAAATTCTTTCCACCAAATATTTGTTGCATTCCATCGAAGTGACCAGTTCCACCAAATAGTATTGATTCAGGATCTACGATATGAGGATATGACATAGCCAAATATCTTGATGCATTTTTACATGGGTATAAAGGACTTCGAAAAGCTTGATACTTTTTAAAATACTTTTCAAGTATCTTTGAATACTCCATCATCGTATACGGCCTATCTACGTTTTCAAGAGTGTGATGTAAAGCATCTGCTGCTTTTTTCGGTCCTTCTAATAACCATTCTTTTACTACAGTATCTTTTGGATAGTAGATTTGGAATAAATCATTTCGTGCATGCCTGTTTTTAGAAAAGTGTTCTCTACATGCATCTTCGCCTTCTTCCATTAATTTAGTAAGAGTTCCCCAATGTTCATTCGTAAAAGAGAATACAAGTGTATACCATAATCTATCTCGACTGCTTTTTACTTCTTGCATCTTCTCACAAAATGGATGCTCATGCCAATGCAATCTATGAGAAAAGATTTGATAATCTTCTTTAAGTAACTTATCTTCTCTCTTATCAAACTTATCACAGAACTCAAAGAATTTTTCGAATCGTTGTTCTTGTGTCCAATCTTTCATCCAACTTTCTTTTGGCTTATTACCTTTCATATCAACAATCGAAGTATTCTTATACTCGATGTTGTCATAAGGTTGATCGATAAATTCTGCTATATCTGCTTGCATTTGTTTTTATACTCTTCTACTGTTAGACCTGCTTCTTTTAACATTGCATCATCTGATGGATGGTTTTTAATACCATTAAAGGTTTTTACTATTCCCATATCTAACATTGCTTTCTGTCTTCCAAAAGGATGATCTGTAATTTTACATGATGACCATACTTTATCAAAGTTTAAATGATTATAATCATTTCCTGGTCGAATATAATTTTCTACCCATCTTATAAAGTCACAGCATACATCTTCTGCATTATATGGATATGAACCTGTGTCTTCATATATTTTTTCCATAACTTTATCAAGGAATATTTCTTTTTTTATTTTTTCGGTAGGATTAGCGAGGTAAGATATACACTCAACTGCATTTGTACCATAATAAAACATTGATTCTCTGTTAACATATTGTGGGTACCAATCAGCAACATCTGCAACTACAGCTGCATATTGGAATTGATACTTTCTTAATCCGTGATTTACATTCCAATCTAACATGAATGAACCAATCTCTCGTAAATCTCTTTTACCTCCACTTTCCAACCATTCTGCCATTTCTCTTGCAAGTTTTGGAGCATACTCTGATAGGAAATAATCACCGCCTCTTTTATATGGTTTGCCTTCAGGTATTTTTGGAAATGCAGGAAATTGATAACCAATAGAAGTATAGAATGGTTTAGGATGTTTGTTTACAATCTCAACCATTCCTTCGATATCTTTTGCTCTATGTAAATTAAATAGAAGCGTATTGTAATAACCTGAAGGTTTAGTACCATAATTGATGGCTGAACCAGTAACCCTATGTAATATAAAAACGTATAACCATTCAGGTAAACCAAAGTCTTTATGTTTTCCTGTCCAATCTTTTGCTACTGCTTCTCTTTGCATTGTGATCTTACCAGCTTCCATCTTTTTCCAATATGGATGCTGATCAGTCCAACCATAAAATACATCGTTGACTATCTGAGAAAATCCTGCATACTTACGTTCAACGACATCATATAATTCAACATTACACATAAGGTCGTCAGGTATACCTGAGTCCATGTGAGAAATCATACCATAAGGCTCTTCGCTAGAAACATTACAAAGCTTTTGTTGTTCTAAAGCAAGAGAATAGTATCTCAGAAATTCATCGTAGTATTTAGTTGTTTTAATCGACATATATTTCTTCATATTCACCATCGATGTATGACCAAGCGCTATCAAACCGATATGATTTTCCAGTTCTTTCAAACATAATTACAAAACTATATTTAGTCTTTCTATTATTTTGTAAATGCTCGATGTGTTTCTGCTTTCCTCCTGGTG